GACATCGTTGAAGCACAAGCCTTGAACAGCTTGCGCCAGTTCTACACTGCTGATGCGGGCTATGCGCTTGCCAAGCAAGTAGACACTAGCTTGATCCGCTTGGGTCGTGCATTCAATGGTGCTACTGTCGGTACTGATGACTATGCTACAAGCAACACTACTACCAAAGCCTTCATCGGTTCTGATGGTACTACTGCTTACAACAGCACATCTTCCAATGCAGCCGCATTGACTGATGCCGCTATTCGCCGCACCATTCAGCGTTTGGACGACAATGACACTCCTATGGATGGTCGTTTCTTTGTTATTCCCCCTTCAAGCCGCAACACGTTGATGGGTCTGTCCCGTTACACTGAGCAGGCTTTTGTGGGCAATGGCAATGCAATCCGTACTGGTGAAATCGGTCAACTGTATGGCATCCCCGTGTTCACAACAAGCAATGCTGATAATGGTGCTGGTAACTCTGGCGCTGATCGTATCTGCTTGATGGGTCACAAGGACTCTATGGTTCTGGTTGAGCAGATGGGCATCCGTTCACAGACACAGTACAAGCAAGACTACCTTGCTACTTTGTTTACATCGGACACTTTGTATGGTGTGAAAGCCATGCGTACTGCCGCTACAACTGGTGCAGCTTTGTCTTCTAGCGCATTTGCGTTAGCAGTTCCAGCCTAATAGTTGCCACTTTCCCCTCATCTTCACGGGTGGGGGGATTTTTTCTAATCTAGGAGGAATTTATTATGGCAACCGCTTCAGCAGTAGTATCCCGTAGGGGTAATGACCAGTTCCGTGGTTTGTTTAGCGACACATGGGCTGTACGTGCAACTTTGGACGCAGGTTCATTGGTTGATGGCGCTGGCGAGACAGACGATGTAACAATCCCTGGCGTAGCTTTAGGCGACATGGTTATCGGTGCATCTTTGGGTGTGGATTTGGTTGGTTTGACAGTAACAGGTTATGTTTCTGCCGCAAACACAGTTAAGTTCCGTATCCAGAATGAATCTGGTTCAACAGTTGACTTAGCATCTGCAACACTTCGTATTGTTGTAGCTCGCATGGTCTAATAAAAGGGGGCTAATAACCCCCTTTTTAATGGAGTTCTTATGGCAACCTTTAGATGTTTAACAAGTGGACAAACAGTCACTTTTACCTATCAACACGATATTGATTCGATGAAAGGTCATCAAGGTTATGTCAGAATTGATGAAGTTCAAGAAGAACCTTCTGAGAAGCAAATAGTCTTGCAACCTCCAGTACCTGTTAAGAAGATGGGTCGTCCAAGGAAATCAAATGTCTGAGATTGATCCACGAGAATTCGGTAAGCTAGAAGCCCAAGTTGAGGCTTTACAAGCAGAAGTCCATGCACTTCGCCAAGATATTAAAACGCTTTTAGAAATGGCTAACAAGTCTAAAGGTGGGTTTTTCGTTGGAATGGCAATCGCCTCTGTTGTTGGCGGTATCATTTCTTTCATTGCAACCAAGCTAGTTCGATAAGGATTTATATGCCTCAAGTTGGAAACAAGAAATTCCCATACACAGAAAAAGGCGAGAAAGAAGCCAAAGAGTATGGCAAGAAGAAATCTATGCCTGTTACTGTAATGATTGCTATTGGTAAGCCTAAAGCCATGCCTACCCGTGGTGGTCGTACTGCTACTAACATGATGAAGAAATCTGGAAGAGGTAAATAATGTCATCTTTAACTACTCCCGTTACTTTACTTAGTGCTGTTGTTGCCACAGGCGCATCAAAAGCAGTTCAAGCTGATGCTGGTCAACCCGCATTCCTTCAAGTTACAGGCATCACAACTGCTACTGTTGCTTTTCAGGGAAGTTTAGATGGAACAACCTTTGCAACCATTGGTACAGCATTAACTGCTGATGGCATTGTTACTATTGCAAATGCTCCGAAGTATTTAAGAGCCAACTGCACAGCTTACACAACTGGAACAATTACCGCCAAGGTTTTGTACTGATATGAAAAAGACCAAAGCAGAAGCAAAAATCTCTAAGGTCTACAAAGAGTTTAAGGCGGGAACGCTTCACTCTGGCAAAGGTGGCCCTGTGGTCAAGAAGCCTAAACAAGCTATTGCTATTGCTTTATCCGAAGCAGGTATGTCAAGGAAGAAGAAATGAAACAAGGTCTTTACGCTAACATCAATGCCAAACAAGAACGCATCAAAGCTGGTTCTAAGGAAAAGATGCGTAAGGTTGGCTCTAAAGGCGCTCCTACTGAGGCGGCATTTAAGGCTGCGGCTAAGACCGCAAAGAAGAAATGAAATCTCCTGCTTGGCAAACAAAAGAAGGAAAAAACCCCAAGGGTGGCTTGAATGCCAAAGGAAGAGCATCGTATAATGCAGAAACAGGTGGCAATTTAAAAGCACCAGTAAAGTCGGGAGATAACCCTCGTAGGGCATCCTTTTTAGCACGAATGGGCAATATGCCTGGCGCTGAGATGAAAGATGGGAAGCCTACCCGACTCCTATTATCTCTTAGAGCTTGGGGCGCAACGTCCAAGGAAGACGCTAAAGCTAAGGCTAAAGCGATCTCTAAGAGGAATATGAAGTGAGACCTGTATCTGTTGGAGTTAGCCCTGCTGCGGCAGTATTAACAACTGTTTACACAGTACCTACGGGTTACTACGCCAAATTTACTGTCATGTACATCCACAATACTGGTGGATCGACAAAGCACATCACTGTTCAATGGTATGACGCAAGTACAGCAACGACTTTAGACATCCTTACTGCTTACGACTTTAGTACAAAGGAATATCTACAGTTTGATGGCAATGCTTATATTGTGTTTGAGGAAGGCGATAAACTGGAAATTACTACTCAATCAGGTAGTACCTTTAGTTTTATTGCCACATTTGAGGTTCAAGGAGCACAAAGAACATGACCTACTTAGAACTTGTAAACGATGTGCTCACCCGATTGCGGGAGACTACTGTTTCAACTGTTTCAGAGACAACCTATTCCGCTTTGATTGGCAAGTTTGTCAATGATGCTAAGAGACAGATTGAAGACTCTTACAATTGGAACTGTTTAGGCAGTGTGATTACAGTAACTACTTCTGCCAACACAAGTTCATATTCTCTTACGGGTGCGGGTCAAAAGTTTAGAGTTAACGATGTCATCAATACAACCAGTTTGATTGGCATGAACAACATCACGTTTGTGGAGATGAACCGCAGACTGAACTTTGCCCCTAGCGCAACATCTATTCCCTACGAATATGTTTTTAGCGGTGTAGATGGCAGTGGAGACACCAAAGTAGACCTTTACCCTGTTCCTTCAGGTGTGTTTACCATTCTGTTTGATTTGGTTGTTCCACAGGCTAATCTGTCTGCTGATGGCACATCTGTCAAGGTTTTGGACTATTTGGTGACTCAGAGTGCCTATGCTCGTGCTTTGATTGAGCGAGGTGAGGATGGTGGTACTGCTTCTAATGAGGCTTATGCTTTGTTCCGTTCAATGCTCTCTGATGCTATTGCATTGGAGTCCACTCGTTACCCTGAAGACAACTTTGTGGCGGTCTAAATGGCATCACCACTTCAAAGTCAAAGCATTAGCGCACCAGGCTTTTATGGCCTAAACACGCAAGATTCGCCATTGGATTTGTCCTCTGGCTTTGCTTTAACTGCGGCTAATTGTGTGATTGACCAGTTTGGTCGTATTGGCGCTCGCAAGGGCTACACCCATGTTAATTCCTCATCTGGAAACCTTGGGTCTAATCCTGTTGGTGTTATCCATGAGTTAGTCCAAACTGATGGCACTTTGACTGTTTTGTTTGCGGGAAACAACAAGTTATTCAAACTTGGCACTTCTAACGCTGTGACTGAGTTGACCTATGGTGGTGGAGGCTCTGCTCCTACCATTACGGCATCTAACTGGCAATGTGCATCTTTGAATGGAATAGCTTATTTCTTCCAATCAGGCCACGATCCTTTGATTTATGACCCTGCTATAAGTACAACTACGTATCGCAGAGTTTCCGAGAAGTCTGGTTATGTAGGAACTGTTCCACAAGCAAATATCGCTATTTCAGCATTTGGTCGTTTGTGGGTGGCTAATACTGCTACAGATAAGGTCACCATCAGTTTCTCAGACCTGATTGCGGGTCATGTATGGGCTGGTGGCACAACAGGCACTTTAGATGTTTCTCGGGTATGGCCTAATGGTGCTGATGAAGTAATGGGTCTAGCGGCTCACAATGACTTCTTCTTTATCTTTGGTAAGAGACAGATTCTTGTTTACTCTGGTGCTTCAACACCCGCATCTCTTTTTCTATCAGACACAGTAGGCTCTATTGGATGTATTGCTAGGGATACGATCCAAAGTATTGGTACAGACGTTATCTTCTTATCTGACTCAGGTGTTCGTTCATTGATGAGAACTATCCAAGAGAAGTCTGCACCTCTAAGAGACTTGTCTAAGAATGTACGTTCTGACCTTATCTCATCTTTAGCGG